ATCAAAAGATTGGAGTTGAGAAACAAGAACCTGTTGCCACATACCAGTGGCTAGGTCCCTCCAAATGTGAACATGTACAAATTTGTTATTGTGATCTTTCAATTAAGTTTAGGGCGGATCTTAAACTTCCTCTTCTCTTTGTAAAACGTAGAGAGAATGGTAGGATTAAGACAACGCATGAGGTTTTGGCCGAGGCGAAGTCTAAATTAGATTCGTGCTGTGATGTTAGTCATGGCGTAATAATGAAGAGGAGGTATGGGCAGAGTGATGAAGAAGCTCTTAAGTTTGCCATTGAGGCATCTGGTCATACCAATATCCACTTCTTTATGGCTCCTAATACTACGAGGATCCCGATGGACAACTCTCCTATGAGATGTGTTGATGCTAGGACAGAGGTTGCTCTGCAGATGGCTGACATGGCTTATTTTCAAGAGAGAGGAATTAGAGAAAATAAAGCATGGTATAAGAATCACGTTTGGCGACCTTATCTAAATTTTACCCCTTGGAATGCACCGAGAATGAAATTGATTGAAGAGCAAGAGAAGACTACTGTTCCTTCTTTGAAGGAGCTCTCTATGCGAGCTATCTCTGGGTATAATTCTGCTATTGGGACCACAAATGGTCGACCTCACATAATTTCCGCTATGGATAATCTTGAAGGATCTAAGTCTGTTGCCGCCATGGCAAAGCATGCGCGTAATACAGACAAATTGACGGAGCCGTTGAAAGAGGCTCTTAAGTCAGTGCCAGAAGCATTAAATGTTATGTACACTGTAATGGGTGTAGCTGACAAAATTGGCACGATTGATCCTGAGATTTCTTTCCAGAGGTGTGAAGGAATGTATTTGGGAGGCTCTGCTGGTACATATATGGAGCAAGTTCAACGTTTCAAAATTGAAGGGGAAGGTGAAGAGGTCGAATTGATACGAAAGGCCTCTCAGAAGAAAGTACACTCTCATTCTGCTACTCTGTATAGTGTTGCTGCATTTTTGGCTGGATATGATCCCCCGGAATGTATCAACACACAGAGTTATAAAAATGAACATTATACCGATAAAGGTCAGAAGCAGAAACATATAGAGGTGTGGGAAAGGTGGTTAGCCAAAGTCAGGACTTATGAGATACCTAATGAATTCTTTATTTGTCTTGAACGAATTACTCAAACGGCTCGTATGCTTATGGAGCGCGGGCCTTTCATTTCCGTGGGACAGAAACAGTCTCGTGGGGGTGGTGATAAGACAGCTAAGAGGTTAGGTGTCGAGTTTGGTAAGGAATGGAAAAAAGTTTTTGGTACTGCTGATGTTGATGCGTTAGATCAATCTATCCACGCTATCTTCCTTCAGTTATTTTATACTATGGCGGGGGTTTTTTTTAAAAAAGATCATCCTCTGTATAATGAAATGATGAGGGCTATCGATTTTGTTGCTCGTACAGTTGCAGCAAGAATAGTTCGTGTATTTAAAAGACTTTGGGCCGTGGTGGTAGGAAAAATGCCGTCAGGAGCCTGGATGACCTCCCATGGAGACTCTTGGATATTGGCTTTGTGGTTTTATATGTTTGGGATTATGCAAATTTCCAAAGCACCTATAATTGATAGGGAACGTATGGAGCAGGAGCTTGTTCTTCGTGTTATCATAATGATAGTTTATGGCGATGATCAGGTTCTGGCTATGCTTAGAAACGAGACCGTTCCTTATTTTAATATTGAACAATTTACAATTTGGTGCAAGGTTTATTTGAATGTCATACTTCGTGATGTCATGCATGATATTCCTTATGTCGTGGAGACAAGGAATGGTTATGCACAGACTGAAGGTGTCGTTTTCCTTAAACA